GAAAGACGCGTCCGTTACAATTTGCAATGCTTTGTCGTCGAGCGAACCGATGTTATCAAACGAAGCATCGGGAACCCTGAGAAGTTTATTAAAAGAGACCTCTCCGTATGTAACAATTAAATTATGGGATATTTCCACGTTGCTTTGGAAAGACGCGTCCGTTACAATTTGCATCGCGTTGTCGTCAAGCGAACCGATGTTATTGAACGACGCATCCGGGCCAGTGAGTGATCCTGTACTTAAACCACCATCAATAGACATATTTCGTCCAAATGAAACATTAGAAATAAATTCTAATGTTCCCTTTCCATCCTCGACATCTCGATAATTAGCATTATAAGCACCAATTTTCCAACCTTTATTTGACTGGCAAGCAGAATCCTCGTCATTTGTATAATCATGACTTGGAAAAATAACATTACCGCTATTACTACCTTCGTGTATAGTTCTAAACCAGTGACCGCATGGATCCGAACCAAAAGATGCCAATGTATTATTTCTTAAAAATTCCACTAATGCTTTCGCCGATGTAACTTGGTAGTCTGAACCTGTATCAATAAGTTTCGCTGATTGTAAAACACCTTCACCATCAAAATAATTACTATTAATACCTTGTGTTTTTACTAAATTTTCTACGGTAATGTCTTGTGTAATTACTTTATCACTTCCAATAATATGTTTTTCTTTAGATTTATGTTGTTTCCAAGACATTAAATGGATATATAATATTATGTATTAAATTAATCATTTATTAAATAACACAATTAACCATTAATTAAATTATAAAAAAATAAATATTAAAATTCTAACTATAGATTATATGTCAATCGCAACAATGAAAAGAAAAACAAATGCTAAAAGAAATATTTCAAGGGGCGGTAATTTTATGTTAAATAATAAAAAATCAACTTTATCCACCAAAGGTTACATTTCAAGTCGTTTAGTAAATCCGTCTTCTTGTAATGGTGGTGGTTGTCCGCCTAAATTGTTTAATAGTAAAATGGAAAAAGAAAAATCGTTTAATATAGGAGAAAAAACCCAATCTTCTTATATACTTGATAAAGCATATAATTGTGGCAATAATCATGATAATATAAAAGGTAATGCTCCTAACTGCGATGATACATGTTATGATAAAAATATACACGGTATTGTTAAAAGTATTATAACAACCGGTTCAATAAGTTCTTCGCAACATACACGAAATGTAATTGGTAAATGTTCCGATTAATTCGTATTTAGTATTTTAGTATTTTAGTATTTATTATTTATCAATATCTAAATACCACATTTTAACCCGTGATGTTATTAATGTTTTTTCTTCAAACTCGTGTAAATCATTTTGAATATTTTTTAGATAATCTTCAATATATGGTTCTCCACCCAACATTAATTTACTTGGTTTATAGTCTGTGTGAATATCAAGTATAATAATTTTTTCATTTGCTATTTGTTTCATCTTATTAATAATATTTTTTCTGGAATCTTGAGGCACTTCATGAAAAACAAACATAGCAGTAACAATATCAAAGTTATTTTTTGTATTCCAAAATTCAATATTGCCAGGTTGAAAATGTTTATTTGGAAATAATTGTTTGGCTTTATTTATCATAGGAAAACTTGTATCAATACCAATACTACCTGGATTGCTTGATGTCGAAAATCCTGTTCCACAACCAACATCAAGAAACGTTTTATTTTCATCTTCCATATTAATAATATCTTGTCTAATATCAGTCATATATATTTTATCATTTACGGTTTGTGTAAAAATATGAGCTAAGTTAGCATGTATTTTTCCAAAAAATCCATGATTTCCCATATTGTGAATATTTGGATTGTATGGATAATATACTTTACTTAACGCATTAATATTTGTTGCATATATGGTAAATATAATTTGAGTTAGTAAATAAATATACTTCATAATATAGATTAGTTATAAATATTTTTATAATTGATTTTAAATTCAATTAATTTAAATTCAATTTTATGTAATTATAATTTTTTCTTGTTACTTCTTTTATAATATTTTCATTTTATTCCATACCAGCCAATATTAAATTGTAAAATTATATTGTAAAATAAAGTTGAATTAAATCATTGGGTGTAATTATTTTAATATTTAATTCTTTTGCTTTACTAACTTTTCCTGTATCTTCATCATAAGATTCTACAATAACTAAAAATGTATTTTTAGATACAGCATTTGATTGCTCTGCACCAATACTATCTAATTTCTCAACTAATTTTTTATCTCTAAAACCAGTTAAAACATATTTTTTTCCATAAAGAGGATGTTTTTTATCTTTAGTATCATGTTTATCATCTTTTTTATTTATAATCAACTTTTTTTCTAAATTTGTTTCTTTAATCCATGATATAAATTCAGGTAGTTTATTAATAAAATTTTGCGATGTTTTACTCGCCATACCATTTATTTGATTTAATTTTTCTATAATTTCAACATTATTTTTCTCACTTTTAAAATCAGTAAATATATCTGGATATGAAGTAAGTATTGTTTTAAAACGTCTTTCTCCGAAACCTCGTCCGAATATATTTGTTGCGTGCATTAATTCTGGCAAAGAAACATTTTGTATTTTATCTTGAATACCAATATGTATTTTATCAGATAATTTATCTTTAAAACCTTCTACACTCATAAAATCATCTTTTTTCATTCTAATAATTTTTGGTATAGTATCATACCCAGCATTATACACTTTTTTAACATTACCAGGACCGAGACCTTCTACACCAATAATAGTAAAGAAACCCGAAATATTTTTTTGTTGAACGATTTTATCATCAGATTTATTTTCCAATATAATGTCTATATTAGTTGAATTCCAAATATATTCAACATCTGGCATTTTTGGTGTTTCCGATGATTTTACTACATCTGTTATGTGAGGTATTACATCCCCAGAACGTATTATTTTAATAATTGAACCAATACCAATTTTATTATCTTTTATAAACTTAGCATTAAAACCAGTTGCATACTCGATTTTAGCACCACCTAACGTAACTGGTTCTATTTTAACGCGCGGTTTTAAGTATCCGTCTTTACTTGGGGTCCAAATTACATCGATAACTTTAGTTTCAACTATTTGATCGCTAATAATCATTTTAAAAGCAAACGCATGTTCTGGATTAGAATTGCCTCTTTCATAAATATTGTTATCGGCACATATAATACCATCTATTTCATATTTATAATTAGCCTTCCATTTTAATAGTAATTTTGATAACATCTTCTCAGATATTGTATCACTCTTAGCATATCTTACAATATTTATATCGGGATATTCGCCCTTTATTTCTTTATTTACATATACGAGTTGTTCGTATGGTTTTAATATCGGTTTTATTACTTCATAAATTACAAAATCGATATCTTTAAATTTATTTATTTCAATTTTTTTTTGATTTATTGCTCCTGCTACAAAATTTCGCGAATTCGAAAAACTATTATATTTCTCCTCAAAAAGTTTTTTCGAAATAATAAATTCGCCTCTTAGAACAATATTTTTTGTTTTTGGTAATTTTAAATAAGGTATTAAATGCGATACATCTTGTCCTATTTTACCGTTGCCCCGAGTATACAATTTCGGGTCATTTCCTTCGGTGGTATAAAGACCACTTACTCCATCCAATTTACAAGATAAAACATATGGTCCTTTATATTTAGCAATCCAATTACTGAGAGATTTAGAATGAGGCTTTATTTTATCCATAGACCACATTTCATATGGTAATTTAACTTTATTTTTTGTTATAGCGCACGCTGTATGCCCTTCATCAATTACTTTATTATTGGGATATTTATTTTTCATATATTCTATCAGCAAATCATACTCGTCGTCGCTCATTATCGGTTCATTCTTACAATAATACTCATCATTTGCACGTTTTATAAGTGAAGACAATTCCGTTTCTGACAATTCCGAAAATGATTTTTTATCATCCTTTTTTTTATCATCCTTTTTTTTATCATCCTTTTTTTTATCATCCTTTTTTTTATCATCCTTTTTTTTATCAAGTTGTTTTATACACAGTGTATCATTTCTTTTTTCTGGAGGACAATATTCCATTTCAAGAAAATCAAAAATGCTTTTTTCGGTTGTAAATTTTTGATTCACCTTATCGCCCTTAACACCTTTATTTATTTTATGTAAACCGTGTTCGTTCAAGGTGTATCCCAAGTCAAGTGCTCTTTGTCGTTGTAAAGTGTTAAATACTTTACTTCCAGTAAAATACAATAGCGCAAAATAATATTCGTCTGGTGGCGAATATAAGAAATCTACACGACGTGGTGTTTCGTTTGGTAATTTACATATAGTTAAACTTTTTACTTTACCAAGCGATAACACCTCTATAATAATTTTTTTCTCTATTAAAATGTCTATTACGTTTTTAAATATCTCTTTATTATTTTTATTATTTGTAATAATAATATCAATATCACCAGATGTTTTATTCCCTCTTCTGTAGGAACCAACAATATCAAATTGGGTGCCAACTAAAGAAGCATTCTCATTAAATAAATTATCAAACATAGATTTATATTTTTTGATTTCTTCTCTCGGTATTCTTTTCTCAATATCATCGAAATATTTAATTCCAAGTTTTATATTATCTGTTAGCAAATCATCTATTTCATTCTTGGTTTGATTTTTCCTTAAATCGTCAATACTTTCTATACCAATATCCACAAGTTGCTTGGCTTTTTTTGGACCAATGCCATAAACTTTGGTCAAAACGGTTATCGGGTTCTTCCTCTCTTTTTCCAATATTTGCAATGTACCGGTTTCTATGTACTCATTTAGTTTGGTTAGCATTGTCTTGCCTATCCCCTTTTTACCTTCCAATTGATTTGCCGAGTTTATATCCCCATCATATTTAATAATTACTTCCACCGCATCGCGATATGCTTTTGCGCGAAATGGATCGCCTTTACTTACCATTATATCGGTTAATTCGCTGAGTATATCTATAAATTCTTCATTAAAACGTTTGGGTTTTTTTTTCATTAAAGTAGTATTTGGAGTTGGATTTAAATTATCTACTATTATTAATTTTTTCATTTTTTTCACTTTTTTCATTTTTTTCAATTCTTTGTTTACTTTAATACTTTCTTTGCTAATATTTGCATTTTGGTTCAATTTTAATAATAATTTTTTTTTAAGAGTTTTAGTTTTTTCTTTTTTTTTATCCGAAGTATTCATATTAATAACATATTAAGAAAATAATTTATTTAAAAACTCTTTACTATAATATTCATCTAAATATGTTTGTTTTTCTACATTTTTGTTAATTAATCTATAATTCTCATTTTTTTCATTTTTTTTATTTTTTTTATTTTTTTCATTTTTTTCATTTTTCATCTTATGTAGTTAATTTATAAAAAAGTTTTAATTATATAAAAAATAAACTATAAACTATAAATACAAAATTAAATGTATTTTCATATTATATTATGAGTTCTTGGAAAAATAATCAAACAAAAGCTATAAATCATGCTAGTTATAGTAAAGTTATAGCAAAAGACATTTTTTCTGATAATTATAAAGGAAGTGGTATCGTGAATAATTATACAAGTTTTATTAATTCGAATAATGATGAATTAGCAACCTGTTCGGCAATTCGTGATTACATCAAAGAAATCAAACTAACTGTTAGTAATAATTCAGATAGTTTTTGGAATTATACCGAAGGTTTGATGACACCACGCAATGACATGACAACAAATAAAGGTATTAAAATAGGTGCTTTTGGTTATGTTAATTCCGAATCTACTGAACGTTTGGAAATAGTATCTAATACATTATTTCATAAGGATATTGATGTATTTAATATTAAATGTAAAAATAATACGAAAACTCCTATTATTGAAACAAATACAATAAAAGCACTAAATTCAGAAAATGATATTAATGTTGAAAATAAAATAAATTTTAAAGATAAAATAAATTTTAAAGATAGTATCATAACAGACGGAGATGTTGTTATAAAAAAAAATCTTACAATTAATAATAAATTACAAATTAATGGTCCATCATCATTTTTAAATGACACAAATGTAAAAAACATAATATTTAATGATGGTTCAAAGTTAAATTCTGCACAATATTACAGTAAGTATGATATAAAAAAATTAATATTTGATATAAATAATGGTAAAATAAATATAATAAGCGATAATGCTACTTTTACAAGCGATACTTTGGATACCAGATATTATGTAAATAATACAAATCTAACTCAAACAAAAAACGATGCAATAATAAATCAATCGGGTAATGGAGTAAATGAAATAAAGCAAACAAATATTTCTGCTATTAATAAAATAATTCAAAAAGGAGATAATGATATTATTACCACAAAAGGAAAAATCGGTATTGGGACAGAAATACCAGAATGTGAATTACATATAATTAAAAGCGGTAAAGAAAATGAAATAGTTAAATTTTCATTTTTAGATAGTTCCGAACTGTCATTTAGTAAAGATACAAATGATAACATAACTATGAATGTAATACATAGTGCCAATAAGAAGCGTGCTGGTAAATTAATATTACATGATAATATTGAAGGACGCGTTGGTATATGTAATAATGACCCTAATTATCATTTAAGTGTGAATGGTATTACAAATAGTTCAATGTATTATACCATAATAGATTCAAAAACAAGATTTAATGGAATAAAAGTAAATAATAATTTACAATTAATAGAAAATCTGGATATATATAAATTTGAAAAAATAATAGAACCAAAAAAAAATAATTCATTTACAATAGAACAGTGGGCGAATTATAATAAAAAGAAAACAAATTGGAGTTATGAATATGGTTTTTTATTAAAAAGAATTTTAACTAATCCTCAATTGAAAGATATAGTGTGTGATAACGAAGAGTTATTATCAATTGATTTCAATAGTATAATAAGTATTTGTATAGGGGCAATTAATGAAATGAATATAAGAACCAAAAAACTTGAGGTAGATAATGCGTTTTTACTAAATCAAAATAGTAAAAAAACAAAAACAATATTTAGTTTAGAAAAAACGTTACTAACAAATATGAATATGATTAAAGATTTAAATAACAAATATCACGATTTAAATAACAAATATGACGAATTATTACAAAAATTGTAACTAATTGTTATATGTTTAAAAATCTAAATTGATTTAAATATTTATTAATAAAATTAATTTATATGGAAGGCAAAACAAATAATAAAACCATAGATTTGCAAAAGCAAGCTTATAATCTGGGTGAACAAATACGATATCATAAAAATGAACATACGCCAGAAGGATTAATTAAAAAGCACGAAAGAATTGAAGAAAATAATCATCGTGTCAAACAGTTAGATATTATACAATTAGAAGGAAGAACATTATTTGAAAAAAAAAATAAAGATTACGGTGATGCGTTTGCTACATATGGACCAGTTGGTGTTTTAGTTCGTATTGGTGATAAAATACAAAGACTTCAAAATATAACAAGCAAAGGGATAAATTTAGTTGATGATGAAAGTATAAGAGATACATTAATAGACCTCCATAATTATGCAGCAATGGCAATAATGTTAATGGATGAAAAATAGTAGTATAATTATTATAAAATTGAATAGCTAAATACATAATTATTTTTATTAAGTAAAATATGTCAAAAGAATCACCAAAAGATAACGGATTGGAAGTGGAAATTTATTATGATGCTTATCCAAAACCAAAGTTAGTAAGGTTGTTAAAAACAGAAACAGATATTTCATTTAAATCTTCTAATACAAGGAAAGAACCAGAGAGTACTGCTGCTACTGCTACTGCTACTGCTAATACTGCTACTGCTAATACTGCTACTGCTAATACTGCTACTGCTAATACTGCTACTGCTAATACTGCTACTGCTAATACTGCTACTGCTAATACTGCTATTAATATTAATGACGATAATCATGTAAATAGTCCAAAAAATATTAATAATAATATTAATAATATTAATATTAATAATAATAATATTAATAATACCGTTTATTGTTCTGCGTTCTTAACAATATGTTGCATTGGAATCGGAATTATGTTTATTATTATAGCATTAAAAGAAAATAAAACAGATGAAAAATATTCTATCAAATTAGAGGGAGAAATTTTATATCTATTTTATTTGGGGGTAGTTATATTAATTTGTATAGTGATGTCTTTATGTGGTGCCTTGTTGTTACATTGTTGTGATATATGTTGCGCTTTAAATTAATTTAGAATGAATGATTTTGTATAATTATTTACTATAAAAAGACTTGTTACTATAACAATATCATAAAAAACAGCATAAAATCCAGCACTTTTAAACCAACGTGTGAAGAATAAATTATTATTTTGTTTTAAAAATAAAAACATAAACGACGACGAAATTATAAATGTAGTAAACGATACAATGAATATTTTTTTATAAGTTGTTTTTATTTTAAATACTTTTGCTATATGAGAAGCAATTTTTATATATAAATAAATTAAAACTAAATCCAAGAAGAAACTGCTAATAGAATTGGTATAATAATATTCATTAACCAACTTGTTTTTCCCAGTAATTATTTGTGGTATTTTAAAAACATATACGATTATAAGAGTAACAATACAATAGCTAATAAAGTATGCAGGAATTTCTCTCTGTATATCCATATCTATATAATATTAGTAAATAAAATATTAATAAATAAAATTGACGTGATTTATCAAGATTTGTAGTTGTCACAAAGGAGTGTTAGTTGTTATGTGCGAAATTGCAACGACAAGATTTAATAATGAAACCTATATGGAGAATGTTAGGTGGAGAGAAAAAAATAGTTGGGATGGATGTATATATGGCGCACCTAAACAAATAAGCGATGTGTTTACACCAAAAATTTACATCTTTATACTGGAGATGAATAATGATACAAACAAAATAAAAGGTATTGGATTAATAAAAAATCGTATAGTTATTAACAAAACAAACGACATTAATCATAATAAATATTACAAACTATATAGTGAGCGTAATTATAATAGATACATTTATAAAAGTAAATATAGAATAGATCGTAAAGAAATGACACACGATGAAAAAAAAGTTTTGCGAATTTTTGATATGCTTGTATTTAAGGGGAAAACGCATCTTAAAAGAGGACAGGGTATAATAGTTGTACCAGAATGGATGAAAAATAATAATATAATAAATTTTATTAAATTATTAAAAAAAATGTTTCATGAAAGATATAAATTATTTAATTAGTATCGCTTTGTTCTGCTGCTGCTTTACTACTATTATTATTATTATTATGTTTTTTTATTTCTCTAATGCTTGCTTTTTTCGTATTAATTTTAAAATCATTGTTTATTTCCATAGCAACACAGTTATAACTTACACTAATACCAGCAAATTGCTCATTACAATAGTTACAAAGTTCCGAATATGTTTCTAATTGTTTTTCTACCTCAAGAACTAAATGTTCTCCTTCCAGATCACTATTTACCAGATTAGCAAATGTTTCAATTCCAACAACATTAAGTAGCTGATAAATATGAAGCAATTCGGTATTTTTTTTGATAGTATTTTGAATATTATAAGTGCACGCCGCCAATTCTTGCTTAGTAATTTGGTTCAGTAAATACTTAACTCGTAGAATTTTCGTTTTATTTTCATCAGAATTTTCGTTTATAATAGCTAATGTATCATTAAGACTTACGTGTGTAATGTGTGTTACAAATTGGTGTAGGTAGGTAATACGAGTGTTTGTTTCTACAATAATATCTTTTTTACTAAAATATTCATTTACCAGTTCGTTATTTTCGTTTAAATAATTTACAAGATATTTATTTTCTTGTTTGGAAAAATCAATTATCTTGCCGTTCCTCATCATTGTTCTACGCGATGTTGTATCAAATACCCTAACCCAAACAGAAGAATTTTGTTTAATTGGCGATGCAGTTATTTTATTTATAATCCTTGATTGTAAATGATTCCATCCACAAAGACCGCCACATAATACATCACCCGGGGCTCTTGCTACGGTACCATTATTATTTCTTTGAAATTCGTAAAAATGAGGATTGTGGACGACCCCAGTATCGGCAAGACCGGTTTTCCAACTGAATGCTTGATGACATTCAATACACCACATTTGGTCACATCCGTCTATTTTCGAAATACGTGTTCCACAAGAAGGACATGGTTTAGTTTCTTTTTTAATTAATTCGGCAGTTTTGATATTATCTTCGTTACACGTATGTTCTTCATTTTTATTCTTTCCAATAATATCAAAACATTTTGGACAAGTATGCGTCGAACATATTCCACATTTATAACTTTTAGATAAGAAACCTCTACAGTTTTCCACGGGACATGGCATGATAAACGCTTTTTTTTCTTGTGCTTCAATTTTTTTATTTGTAAAATTAAATGCTTCTCTTTCACACATTTTTTTATCAACCATTAATTTATATTTTTTATCTCTTATTGGTTTTTGTAGATACATAAGATGCTGTATTTGTTTACTATATGCATCAATATCAACTTGAAGCGTATTGCACTCATCGTATATTCTCTGGGCTTCATTGAGTTTGGATTTAGTATATTCTACATCATTCATACTATCTGGAAGTTTGCTTATTTCACGCTCAAGCAGGTTTTGTTTATTGTGGGACGAATACTCATTTGTTACAAAACTCCTATTTAGATTCATTACTAAGAAATTAAGATTCCATATTTTATTACACTTCATACATTTTGGCTCACTGTTCGATAATAAATATGTTCTTAT